TTCCGCGGCGGTTCCCTTTGATCGGGCTTCAACCTTTTTCAACGCATCATCAAAAGCGGCAAACTTCTTGACCGCCAATCCCGCGGGAACCAAGATCAACAACGATTGCATCATCATAGACTGCCCAAGGGCGGTCATTCTTGCCGCAAAAGCTTTCATCTTTGCGGCAATTCTTCGCATGACAAAAGCGGTCCGATCAACGGCCCCAATGACGATGAACGCCCTTCCCGCTTTGACCCCGCCCTTTGTCATTCCACCCGGCATTATGAAATCCTCCGTTTATACAATCACTTTTCAACCGTCAACCATTCCCGGGCCGCGGTCCGGATGGTTGCGGTTGCAATTGATTTCAAGCTTATGAATCCGCTTCCCGTATTCTTGAACCCGATCCGTCAAACCGTTTGAAAGTTTGGTATCAATGGCGGTCAACTTGTTTGAAACCCGGAACGCCCAAGGAATCCCGAAAGTTGAAACAATGGTCAAGACCGCCATGAAAACGGCAAGTATGATTTCCGCGGTTGTCATGATACTTCCCTTCAATCAACCTTTGTTCAAAGTCCCCCGCAACATTGCGGGAAGTTTTGGCAACGCCCTTTCATAAGCGGGTTGCATAAATTGGCGGATCGGATAACGGACCGTCCGCTTCCGAACAATTGCTTTTTGAACTTTCCGCCCTTGAACGGTTTTCCATTTCCGCCCAATCAATACGTTTCTTTGAACGGTCCCGCCATGTTCATGAAGACCCGGGACCGGGGTTCCGGGTCCGCCAAAGCCAACCATCCCAACAACAACTTCCGAAAAACCCGGGATTGAAAAAATCAACTTGAAGGGTTTTGCAGCGTTCCGGGACCGCGGGGCTTTCGGGGAAGGGCGGGGTTTTGTCTTGTGTCTTGCTTGTCTTCCGATTTCAGAACGGGCATTGCCGCGGATAATCATTCCGAAGCGGGAAAGCGGACGGGTTGCAAGCTTGTCCCAATTGCTTTTTATGACCGCCCTTCCAAAGAATTGAATTTTGACTTTTGGGATTGTCATTGAAATCATTGGGCAATCCCCCTTGCAACAACCGCGTTTCCAATGTCCCGCAACAACCCGAAGTTTTCCGGGGTGATATTCAATCCCCGTTTCTTCGGGGGCTTCCGGTATGGGTGCAAATCAAACATTGACTTGGGGGCAATCCGCCGCTTTCCAAACATACTGTAAACCGTTATTGTCAAGTTATACAATCCCGCGGCAAGGGTTGCGGTTTTGTCCCAATCTGTCACAAGCTTAGAATCATAAGCTTGAACCAATTCCTTGAAGGTCATTTCCCAAATTGAATCCGGGTCCCAACCAAGAACCCCAATCATCCGGAAGACTTCCCGCCAACCTTCTTCAAGTCTTCCCGGGCTTTCGCAACTTCCACCTTGATTTCCTTGTTCATGACCCGTTCTAAGTCCGGAATCAATGCTTTGATTTCTAACGCTATCTTTGCGTCCGTCTTTGCTAGTTGCAAGATCAATGTCAATAAGGCGGTCTTGTGTTCGGGGAAAAAATCCGCAAGGGCCCCCCAAAACGCCCTTTTCCCCGCTTGGATTGTTGGCCCGTCAAGTGAATCAAGAAAGGCAAGTTCCGCTTCTTCGGGCTTGTCTTTCGGATCAATGCCCAAGTTGTCTTGAACCCGGTCTTGATTGATTGCCCAAATCATCGCAAAGACAAGACTTGAATTGGACAAGACTTCAATGAACATTTCTTTTTCCGGGACAAGAATTGAAAACCGCTTCTTTGTTATTTCCGTAAAATCGGAAGCGTCAATTCTTCGGGCCCCGCCAAGTGTCAACGTTGCATCCCATTCTTTCCCGTTCTTGTCTTTGAATATGAAAGGGGCTTCCCCGATTTCAAACGGGTCTTCTTGGGTCAAAGCTTGTTCTTTTTCTTCCGTCATTTCTTGTCCCCTTCGGTTTGGGTTTCATCGGGTTCCGGCGGGTCTTCTTCAATAACCCCCGGGGTGATATTGATTCCGGCAATCTTGACGATTGCAACAAGTTCCCGCAATTCGCAAATCAATTTGTCAAGGTTTTCAACAACGCGGTCAACGTCTTCAACCGTTCCGCGTTCCCGGATTTCTTTCAACGTCTTGACCGCTTCCGCAAAAGCGGTTGATCCCCAAGCGGTCATATTCCGCAAATTTCTCATTATAAAATTCCGGGTTCTATCGGTCCGGGGTCCCCTACAAAATCAAAGAAACCGTAAACTTCAACGGATGAAGACCGGACTTCTTTTGCAACGTCTTCCGCCCGGTTCCAAGCCCCGCCCGGTCTTTCCCCGTTCAAGGGTTGACCGTGTGCATTGGGGCCCCATTGATTGCCGCGGTAAAGGGCGGGGAAGGGGTCTTTCATTGAATCCGTATAATGCATTTGATGGGCCCAAGACCCGGACGGGCGGAAGCAATGATACCCTTGATAGGTTTCAACGTCAAAACCTTGCATTGACGCAACGGACAACATGATTCCCGCTTCAAGACATTCAAACATTTTGTCAACGTCCCGAAGACGGACAATTGAAATCTTGTTGTCCGCGGCAACGGAAAAGAATTTTTCATATACGGGATTTGAAACGTTCCGGCGGTTGCCCCAATCGTCCGAAGTTCCCTTATATGGGGGAACCCCTTCATCATCGGCAAAAAGAACCCCGTATTCATTGACCGCTTTTGCACCCCAAGCCCCGGTTGATCCGGCCCCGTTCATCCCGCCCCCAATTTGATTCCGGGAAATCGCATAAACCCAAGGAGTGAACCAAGGGCGAATCTTTTCTTCTTGCTTGAATAAAACGGTTTCAACAATGGAACGTTGTTGACCCAGCATTTCAATTGCCGCGGCAACGCAATTCCCCGTATCCTGCAAGTGAATCGGAAAGATTGAATCAAGCATCCCCGCCGCAACCGCTTCAACTTCAAGGTCCCAAGTGAAAGGGCGGGGTCCGTCCGTTCCAATCAATCCCAACCGGGCTTGAATGACCCGGTTGCATTGGTCCGCAACGTCTTCCCATTCAAACCCAATCCCCGCTTCAAGACATTGTTCAAAAGCAATCCGTTCTTGAAGCGGACCGGCCCAACCCATCAACCCCGCGGGGGCTTGATCGGATTGCAGAACAAGAACGGGACCGCTTGGCGGATCGGAAAAGACTTGTTGAAACATTGGTTTCCCCTTTCAAATGTTCGGACGGGTTTGAAGATCAACGCGGAAGACTACCATTGGCGGACCCAACGGACCCGCCAAGCCCCGAAGAATCCCCGCCGCGGGACCGCAACCCAACGGGGAACCGGGGCAACAACCGGCGGGGCAACGATTGCTTCAACGGGAACTTCAATCACTTGACCCGGAACAACGTCAACAACAACCGGGGCGGGGGCCGCAAGGGTTGGAACCGGGGCGGCAATGACCGGGGCCGCAACGGGAACCCGGCAAGTTCCGCAACGGGGGCAACATTGGGCGGAAGCCAAGCTTGCCCAAATGAAGACAACAACAAGGATTGCAACAAGAAAGAAGACGCGGTTCATCTTTTCAACCTTTCATTGAACAAGATTCAACCCGTCCGCAATTTGACCGTATAAACGGCCCCATTCCGAAAGCGGGATTGAATCAAGGTTTGGGATTTGTTTCTTGATGTTTGATTCAAGGACCCCGTTGAAATTGATTTGCCAATCAAGGGCCCGGGAACGTCCCGAAGCTTGGGAATTGTAAAGGGCAACCAAAGCGTTGACATTCCCCGTCTTGACATCCGCCCGGAATTGGGCAGGGGTCTTGTATGTCCCCGCGGCTTGCTTTGAAACCCGGGCTTTGATTGCCGCGGACATTGCCCGGGCTTCTTTGCCGCGGTTGGGGCTTTTGATGGTCCGTTCCGCGGTTGTCTTTGTCCATTTGGCCCAATCGGACGGTTCCGGTTGCGGACCGGGACCGGGACCGGGCCCGGGCCCGGGGTCCGGATCGGGACCCCCTTCAACCCGGACTTCTTTCCGCTTTGTTTCCCGCCCTTGATAATCAATCAAGACAATTGTGAACGTTCCGGATTGGTTGCTTTGAAGCAAAGCGGCGGGGCGTCTTCCCAAGAAATCATAAACCCCGTAAAAAACCCCGGACGGTTCCGGGATGCAAAGAAGTTCAATCCGCGGCGGGTCCGCGGTCAAATCTTCAAGCGTCATTCCCGAAAGCGGGAACATTGCAAGTTGCCCGGCGGGAATCTTGTCCGGTCCGTCAATGTCAACCGCGGCAATCGGAACCATCGGGGCCCGGGCCCGGGTTGGGGTTCTCGGTTCCGGACCGCGGGTTTGAATGGTTGATTGCCCCGCGGTCTTTTCCGGAAGGAACAACAGCCCCGCGGCAATGACCGCAAAGCAAAGACACCCGATCCCCGTTGCGTGAATCAACCCTTTCATGATGTCCCCTTTCTTTGAATCTTGGTTTTTATTGACGGGGAACGTTGTTCAAGAAAACAGACTGAACAACGCTTTGATAAAATCAAGAATGACTTCAAGGATTGCCCGCAAGTTGTCCGGGTCAATCGCAACCGCTTCCCCCGCGGCATATTGAAGAACCGCCGCGGTAATTTCCGCGTCTTTCGGCTTGCCCCGCTTGAAGCGTCTTGCAACTTGGCGGGGCCGCAACTTCAATTGATCCGCCGCTTTTTCAACCGCCCTTTTTGCGGCCCCAACGCAAAGTTCCGCTTGTTCTTGGGTGATTGGCTTCCGGGGTTTTCTCGCGTTGATTTCCGCAAGAACTTTGTCAATTGCTTCTTGTTTCGCCATTGTCGCTTTCCCTTTCAATAATGTCTTCGGGTTTGGGGGGTTCCGATCCGAAAGCGGAAGCCCCGAAAATTCTAACAGCGTAGAACATCAAGACCCGTTTCAAGAACGGGGTCTTCAATTCCTTCATCATATAACGAAAGATTGCATCCGCAAGAAAGCGGTCAACAATCTTGCCACGATATAACCAATCATGAACAACCGCCGCTTTGTTGTATCGGCCCCAAGGGGGAAAGATTGACCAAAGCGGAATCCCAATCCGCCCAACCCAACGGACCCAACGGGGAAGACGCTTTGCAATGAAGTCCGGAAGAACAAAGGGAACCCGGCGGGGAACGGATGCAAAGTCCGTCAAGAAACCCTTGGGGACCGTGATTGACCATGATTCCCCGTTCAAACCGATTTGAACCGTAAAGTCTTCAGAAAGTTCAAAGACGGTCCGCCCGGTTGACGGATCAATCCCGCGGTCTTTCAACAGCAATTCCCCAATTTGAATCCGGCCCATAATGTCCCCTTTTCAAAGATCAATCTTCTTCCGGGTCTTTGGGTTTCTTCGGTTTGGGGGGCGGGGCAAGCTTGCCCTTCATCTTCCGATCAATGAAGGGAATCCCGTCTTCAACAACTTCAACGGTTTCAACTTCCGCCCCTTCAAGCAATGCTTCAAGGTCAACCGCTTGAACGGTCAACTTGGATTGGGCGGGAAGTTCTTCATCCGTTCCCAACCCGATTCCGATTGCAAAAGCTTCCGCGGCGGGATGTCCCGGACGGGTTTCAATTGCCGCTTTCAATTCGGCAACGGAAACTTCAAGCATCTTCGGACGGTGGGTTTTCATGACTTGAACCGGGGTCTTTGGCTTTCGGGCCGCAACCCGCTTCTTCAAGTTTTCCAAGATTTCAGACACGTTGATTCCCCTTTCTTGAAGGTTTGAAAATTTGGAATCAACCGGACCGGGCCGATTGATTACGGGGTTTGCTGCCAAGACGGATCAATTTCCGTTCCGGCGGGTTCTTCAAAGTATGCGATTGCAAGGCGGACATCATGACCGCTTACTTCTTCAAGCGGTTGATCCCAAGGGAATTGTTCAACGATTGCGGGAAGACGCAACCCTTCATTCCCGCTTGTTGCAATGTCCCCATTGTAAACAGCATATTCAACAACCGTTCCGGCAAAGAAGTTTGCCCGGATTGCATCAAAGACCGTTGCCCCAAGACCGTGAATCATACGGAATTCAACGGAAATGGATTGAATCAACGTTGCAAGATTCTTTGTGAACCCGTTGCAACGTCTTTTCAATTCGGCAAGACCCATTGCCAAATCAGGAATTGAAACATCCCCGATTTCACAAACAAGCTGCCACGTTGGGGAAGCAACCGTTCCCGTATTCCGATACAATTTCATTTTGTGTCCAACAACCGGCGGCATTGTTCAACCCTCCAATTTGTTTGATGTTTTTGTTAGGCAACCGCAACTTTATAGAACGCGGTAAAATGGGCTTCAAAAAAGTTCCCTTCCCGCAAACCCATAAACGTGAAGGGCGTTCCGTTTTCATCCCGCAACCATTCGGACCGCAACCAAGAAGCCCATTGAATTTCCGGGTCAACGTCTTTCCGGACGGTTTCAAGAAGTTGTTCCGTCAAAAGTTTCAACTTGTCAATTGTTTGCGTATCGGTTGCAAGAACCGCTTTGATAAAACCCACTTGAACGGGAAGCATTGTTTCCGCGGCATTGGTCCGGGTCAAGATTCCTTGTTCATCCGGACCCATCCCGATAACATAAACTTTCCCTTCTTTCGGAAGTTCTTCAAGAAGTTGAATCGGCAACGCGGAACGTTGAAGGACAAAATCATTGACTTCATATTGAGCCCCGGTCTTTCTTGCGTTGATCTTTTCTTCAACCTTCTTTTCCAACGTCACAAGCATTGCTTCCGCCATAATGTCCCCCTTGTCAAAGCGGTTGAATCGTTCCCATCAATTCCGTAAACAAGCGGAATCTTTTCCGGGAAGAAGTTGTATAATCATAAGGCGGTTCTTCCGTCCCGCGGGAAACCAACCGGAATTGATTCCCTTGAAAAGTGACATAATCCCCAAGACGGGGCTTGTCCGGTCCGCCCCCAAAATCTATTGCATCCGCGTCAACGGCAAAGTCTTGAAGTTCAACCCGCGTCAACGCAACCCCCGGAATGAATTCCTGCCCTTCCGCCAAGATCGGGGAAAGATTGATTGGGTCAATCGTTCCCGTCCCGGGGCGGACATACGTTCCGACAAACCCGTTGATTTCCTTGAAGCGGGTCCCGGTATAGTCAAGGCGGTTTTGAAAGTTATAAGGGGGCATCTTTGCGTATAAACGCGGAAGTTTGATCCGCCTTGAAAAGACCCCCGGGACCCGGCGGACTTTGGGCCCCGGGGGGTGAAGAAAGGGAATCTTCTTGATTACGGGTTGACCGGGGCAACGGCCCCAAGCAACATTGCCAAAACGAAATCATCCCCATCCGCCGCGGCTTCAAGGCAAACGGCAATATCCCAAGCCCCGGCGGTTGCGGCAACAACCGCTTCATCCGCAACATCATCCCAAGCAACCGTTTCCGCGGGGGCAAAGACAACCCCGCCCCCGGCTTCTTTGTTCAATCGGTAAACCCCGATAATATCCGCGGCCCCTTTTTCATCGGCTTCAAGCCCGGTTGCATTGACAACGCCCCAAAGAACGTTGTCCGAACCATCATCCGCAACCTTGACCAATTCCCCCGCGTCAACATTCGCAACGGGGGTATAGTCAAGATTCCGTTGGGGACCGTAAACAAAAACAGCATCATTTGACATCGGAAAACCCTTTCCTTTGTTCTTGTGTTAGTTGAAAAAATTCCTTGACGTTTGAAGTTCTGAAAGGGGCCCGGGAAGAAGACCAAACCCGGGCCCCCGTTGAAGCGGGTCTTTGATTAGGCCCCCGCGTTTTTGACCGCCCCGTTGGGTTCATTTTCGGCAACGCCCCAATCATGGTAGGACCGCCATTGCATCCCCAACGTGTTGAAATCGGAATCCGCGGATTCAATGACCGGGGTTTCATTCCCGTTCAAGAAGCCAATCACAAAAGCGGCAAGAACCGCGGGGTTCCCGAACATATACCATTGATTCCCGTCTTGACCCGTGAACGCTTGCTTGTCCATCTTCAAGATATTGGTATTGTTCAAGACCGGGGAAATGATCGGCATATACTGCCCAACGTGCGGATTGCGGGAAACAACCCTTTGGGTTCCGCCGGAACCATCGTCAAGCCATTGAACATTGACTTCATTGAACAAGTCCCGGACGTTGATTGCATCTTGGGCCCCAACAAGAACCCGATCCGGGGAAACAAGAATCGGCTTGTTATCATGAACTTGATTCCGGAACGCTTCCGCGGAATCGGTCATTCCATTAATCGTCAAATCGGAAGCGGCCCCGGTCAAAAGGTTTCCATTGGCAACGGAAAAGAACCCGGTCCCTTGGGCCGCAAGGACAAGTTCAAGAACCGCAAATTCAATTGCCAAAGCGGCAAGACGCCCCAAGGCGGTTGGGATTTGTTGGAAAGCGTCAAGATCGTCATTTATCATATCTTGCCGCGTCAACGCAAGCATCATCCCGTAAGTATCGCCTTGAACCGTGAACTTTTGATCGGAAAATTCCCCATGATGAAGTTCCCCGGTCTTTCCGATTTGTTCATAGCCCCCGGTAATTGTCAACCGATAAGTTGAATGGGGTTTGAAGTCCGTCAAGTTGCGTCTTCCCGTTATCATATTCCAAACCGTTTCTTGGGCAGTATAGGCCGCAAGAAGCGTCTTGTTCGCAACGTTTTCAAGGATGTCCGAAACCGCAACCGTTGAAAACCCGCCGGATGAAGCCCGAAGTTCCCGTTCCGCCCGAAGGAACGTCTTCAAGTATTCATCGGACTTCCGGCTTCCGCGGTAATGTTGCCCCGCGGCTTCAATGTTCATATCCATCAAATAATGAAGCCCAATCCCCCGATACAACCGGGAATCCGCGGCTTCAAGGGTTTCCGGCTTGAACCAAACTTCAAGCCCGTATTCCCTTTCCCGTCCGTCTTTCGATTGGGCCCGAAGCGGGATGTCCGGGGCAACGGACCGAAGAAGGGCAACTTGCAACGCTTCCGCTTGGATGTCCGTATTTTCCACCTTGACCCCCTTGAAGTTGCTTGGGGTGGGATAACTTGCCCGGCGGCAAGCAAGTTCAAGTTCATCCGCGGAAGACCCGTCCCGGATTGCGTTCTTTTTGGCGGTTGCAAGAAGAACTTCTTTGCCCTTCCAATCAACCTTTTCAATGTCCCCGGAAAACTTGGCGGCAACCGCCTTGATTCCTTCAACCCGTTCATCTTCATCCGCTTGAAGCTTCCGTTGGGCTTCAAGCTTATCATCCGGGGTGGGGTCCGTATCGTCCGGACCGCCCGCGGAAGCTTTGACGGGGTTCTTTGCAGGGGGAAGCGGGGGCGGGTTCTTTGTTCCCGCGGCTTCAAGCTTCTTGTGATTCTCCCAATGGGCTTCAAGCTTCTTCCGTTGATCGTCTGAAAGATCATCCGGGTTCAAGCCCATTGACTTGACAAAATCGGCAAATGTCATTTGTTCAATTCCTCCGTTTTGGAAGGTTTGGGACTTGGCGGCAATCTTGGCGGAAGTCCGATTGTCCGCCCCAAGAACGGTAATTGTCAATTCTCTAATGATTGACTTTGACGCAACAATCAAAGGGCCCCGCCAATTCCGCCCGTTGACTTGAACGCTTTCCCCTTCATCAATGATTTCCCCTTCAACGATTCCGGCCCCAAGTGAAACTTGAAACGGGAACCCGCGTTTTGAATCCGCAACATATTCCGCGGCGGTTTGGGAAGAAGAAGAAACAATTCCCCCGGCGGCAACCGCGGGGCCCTTGACGGTCTTCTTCCCAATCTTTCCCGATTGACCGGCGGGAATGATTGCTTGTTCCGTTGTATGACCAATCCGAAGATTGGTTTCATGGTCTTGAATGACGGGGGTTTTGTTCCGGTCAAACTTTGTCCCTTCAAGATCAACAATGACGGGATATAGAAAACCCCGGACATCCATTGGACGCCCGGTATTAGCATGAAGAAAGAAAGACGGAACCCGTTCCGGTTCCCCGTCTTCGGATTCCGTTTTTGCTTTTGCTTCAAAGAAATCAATTTCCCCGGTCAATTCCAACGTTGCGGGAATGTTGAAAGCCAACGGATCAAGGGCAAGTTCCGCGGACGGATCAAGGGCAAGTTCAAGATCAAGTTCATTTCCCATTGTTCGGGACCCCTTGGGGAAAGCAAGAACCAAAGTTATTCCCTGCCCGATTTCCTTGTTGCGGTATCGGAACTTGTTTGGTTCCGGATCAACTTGACGGAACCGGAAGAAGCTTGCAGTTTCTTCCAACCCGTCCGTTTTGTAATCATTGGACCGCAACCAAGACCGGGCCCGGGCTTTTGTCCAATCGGACTTTTTGAAAAGAACCGATTGGGTATGATTTCCTTTTCCTTTTCTGCCAACGTTGGGCATTGTTCCAACCCCACAAAACAAGACTTTCCTTCATTGTCCGTCTTTTTCGGGGGGCGGTCAATCTTCTTCCGTTTATAGGGGCTATAAAAACCGGGACCGGCCCGGGGTTATTCCGCGGACCCGGCGGGGCTTGATTCTCCAACCGGAAGACCGTTTTCTTCCCGAAACTTGATGTCTTCCGCAACTTCTTCCCGCCAATCGTCAACGTCCCGGTTGTGATATTCTTCTTGAATGTCCCGGTCCGTCAATTGACCGTCTTTGCGTTTTGAAATGATTGCGTCCGCAACCTTCTTCGGGTCCGTATGGTCAAGACCAACCCGGGGCCAACGCCAATAATGATCCGGGACTTCTTCAAGAAGACTTGGGTTTTCCCGAAGGAAAGAACGCCCCGGGGAAAGATCGTCTTCAAGGTATCCCGGAACAAGCTTGGCTTCATCCCACCAAAGGTCAAGGGCAGGGTCAAGAACTTGTTCTTCCCCGGTTGTTCGTTCATCGGCAACCCCGCTTTTGTAATTGTGAACGTCAACAACCGCGGAAGCCATATTTGAATCCGATGAAGAACCGGCCCCGATATTGAATGGAACCAAAAGGGGGCGGATAATTTCCCGAAGCAACATATCAACAAATTTGTCATACATTGTCCCGGGTTGTCTTGACTCAAGTTGCTTCAACTTATAGCCCCAAGGCATTGAAGTAATCATTCCGTATTCAATCGGGAAAACGTCAAACGGATCATCCGTCAATTGGTTCCCCGTTCCGTCCGTCCAAGGGGTCATACTTGGGGGCCCTTCCGTTTCAATGATTGCGGAAAAGTCCGCCGCAACTTCCGCGGCCCGAACAACCGCCAATGTATATCTTCGCAATAGGGCACAAAGGGGAAGGGAAGGGGTTATTTCCGGAATTCCCCGCAACCAACCGCGGTCTTGGCGGAACCAATGAAGAACAAACTTTGCATCAACCCATTCCCCGCCAAGTTGACGGGCAAAGAAGTTGTATAGGAAAGACGCCCCGGGATGAAGATTCAAAAGATGATATTGAAGGGGACGGTCATATTCATCAAACCGGCAACCGTCAATTTCATTGACCCGTTGGGCGTTCTTTTCCGGGGGAAAAATTCCGTCCGAAGAAACCCGGTCCGCTTCAACGCAAAAGAAGTTCAACTTGACCCGATCTTTCAAGCCCGGGTCTTGGAACGCAAAAGCAAACCCTTCCCCGTCAACAATCTTTGCAAGACGCAACCGCCAAATCTTTTGACGCAACTTGACCGCTTTTGACCAATGTTGAAAACGTCTTTCAATGTTGCGGCGGGTTTCCTTGGGAATCCGGCGGTCCGTAATCTTCAACGTTGGTCCGGTCTTGACCGTATCCCCAACAACGGTCAAAATCGTTCCCTTCAAATACGGATTGTTTTCAATCGTTTCATACCTTGACCGGGAACGCAATTTGCGGCGGATCGGAAGGGAATTGGCGGAATGGGGGTCAAGTTGATCCGCTTGGGACCAATGCCTTTCATTCCCTTCAACGGTTTGGGCCGCGTCATATTTTGCCTTGATGATTTCCCGCCGCAAAGACCGAAGTTCCGCTTGAACTTCATCCCGCTTTGTCTTGAATCCGTTTCCGAATTGGTCAACGATTATTGACGGCATTATTTCAACCTTTCATTCCAAGCCAACGGTTGATTTCTTCTTCCCGGTCCGGAAGAAGTTGAATCAACGCTTGATTGTAAGGGCGGTATCTCTCCGCAAGTTCCTTCTTCAAAGAATCCCATTTTGGGTCTTGTCCGGACCGGCGGTTTGATCTTCGGACGTTGACCCGTTCAACGGGGTCCGCCCCAAGAAAAGCGTATATCTTTTTGATTTCCCCTTCCGTATCTTCCCGCAAGCTTTCATTGAACAATATATGAACGCGGTCCCGCGGGAACAACCCGAAGACGTTTTGAAGTTGCGGGGCATAACATCCCCGCCAAAAGATTTCCGCGTTGCCCTTCGGGTTCCGTCCGAAAGTTTGAAAAGTCCGATGGGAAATGAACCGAACAACGGGGTCCCGAAGAATGGCAATCAACTTGACATCCGGACAAAACTTTTGCATCAAGATCATTGCCTTGACATCGGACATATAACGGGGCGTCTTTTCCCCTGCAATCTTCCCGTTGCAATTGGCAAACAAGCCCCTATACCATTCAACGCCCTTGACCCATTTCTTCGGGTTGTCAAAGAAATGAACTTCCCCGAAGCGGTCTTGAACGGTTTTGATTTGCCGATGTTGACCCAACATCCGGATTGTTACGGATGTTCCCGCTTTCATTGCCCCAATCAAGATGAAGTCCGGGTTCCGTCCGTTCATTTCCAAGACCCCATCAAATGATGAATTGCAAAAAGTTCTTCCCGGGCAAACATAAACGTCTTTTTCCCAAGAAGGGAACCGCGGAAATTTGCCAACCATTGAAACGGAATTGAAGGGGGAAGATTGTCTTGCCAAAAACCGTCAATCCCGTTTCTTTCCGGCTTATACGGGAACCCTTCTTCAAGGGTTGGGACAAGTCCCCGGAAATGTTCAATCGTCTTCTTCAAAAAGGGATGTCCCGCGGGGAACCCGAAGAAGAAACCAACCGCCCCATTCTTTGAAGGTTTCCGATAATTGACCCGCTTCCCAACAACGGGACCGCCGGATTCCAAAAAGAAATCAACGGGCCGCAAAAGTTCAATATCACAATCGGCATAAAACCCGCCATGATTGAAGACGATTTCCGCCCGGGCAATATCGGAAGCAAAGACCGGGAACGATTGGAACCCGCGGCAAAGTTCCCCGGTCAACGGCAAATTGAAAACGTCTTCATCCCGCCAAATGATTTGATCCCAACCCGGTTGATACTTCCGCCAAGAAAGCAGACATTCCCGGGCAAGTTCCGGAATCGGTTGCGGACCAATCCAAATATGATGAACAACGGACATCATTCCGCCCTTGGTTTCTTCGGGGTGCTTTTGGCAAAATGAATCCCGAACATTTCCCCCCGCTTCTTTTCAATTAGGCAAGAAACCTTTCCGCGGAAGACCGATTTGAAACGGGTCTTGAAGACGGAACAATTGAAAGCAAAGGGCAACGGGTTTTCAATTTGGGCGGACCGCCAACCGCCAATCAAGCGGTTGATTTCATAAGGGCGGTTCAAAATCGGATCAATGTTGGCTTCAAGATGGTCAAGGACCCGCTTCAAATAGGAATGACCCGCGGGGAACCCGAAGAAACAAAGCGTTGGTTGTTCTTCATGAAACTTCCCTTTTGCCTTGCAACCAAGAACAACTTCATGATGAACCAACGGTTCAAGGGAATCAAGAAATTCAATGTCACAATCGGAATAAAATCCGCCGGTTTCAAGAATGACTTCCGGTTTTGCAAGATCGGAAAAGACTTCAAACCGCAAGTCCGCTTGTTCCAAAGCTTGTCCGCAAAGCTTTCCCATTCTTGGAAGGGCGGCAACCGCTTCTTCATCCCAAAGCTTGACTTCCCAACCCGGATTGCATTGACGGAAAGATTCAATGCAACGCTTGGCAAAGCGGGACATTGGCGGACCGGACCAAATGAAATTGATGATCTTTGGAATCATTCCCGCCCCCGTCAATCATTATGAACAATCACTTGAACAAGGCAAGCGGCGGTATCGGCTTTCAAGTGAACGGTCCCGCCGGAAACCGCTTGGGGGTCAATCCGGAATTGGGCGGGTTCCCCGGGCTTCATTCTTCCGTATGGGTGAAACGTTCCGGCAACTTTCGGACCGTGTTGAACAATGTTGTCCGGGTCAAGATTCTTGAACCGGGCCCAACCAACAAGGGCCAAAGAAGAAAGGTCAACGTCAATCCCGGCGGTTGGAACGGTCAACGTTCCCGGAACCCCGCCCCCTATATTGTTTTGGTCAAAGGTCATTCTTTCTTGACCGATGTTCCCGGAATCCCAACCCGCGTCTTGATCTTTGGCTTGAAGTGACATTGTTGCAAAGATTGACATTGCCTTTCCCCTTTCAAGTTTGATCCGGACCGGGGCCCGGAAAAGTGATTGTATAAACGCGGACTTTTGAACCGCGGGGTTTATTGGTCGATCAAAAACAAATCCATTGTTCCGGAAGCTTGCAACGTATCCGCGGAAGCGGTCCCTTCAATCTTAATGTCCGTCTTGGGGTCAAAGACAAGCGGGGCTTGAAAGGTATATGTTGACCATGAAGAAGCTTTTCCGTCAATGCTTGTATCCGCAAGGGTCCGCCAAGACATCCCGAAAGGGCGAATTTTCAATTTCAATTTTATGATTTCTTCGGAAGGGGACAAATCTTCTTTGTGGGCATAGCACCAAAACAAAGAAGCCAAGACCGCTTTCTTTTCATTGGGGACCGTAAAAACAAGTTGCGATTGTTGACCGTCCCCCGGGGTGATTGCAGCGGAAACCGTTGCATCAACCGCCGCGGTTGCGGTAATTGTCCCTTCATTGGTGCCGCTTGAACCGGATGTCATGACAACCAACCGATGAACCCGAAGATATGAATTGGAAGTTGCAACCGGGGTCAACCCTTCAAGGGTCTTTGTTTCTGAAATGATGTCAAAGCTTGAATCTAACCCTTCAATATAAACGGTTCGGGCCCCGTTCCCGGCGGGGTTTCCATCATCGTCCGCGTCCGTTGATACAATGCTATGAATCCGGGCCGCGGTTGGGAAAGCGTATATCCCCCCTTGATTCCAAAGGGTTTCTTCGGTATCCGCGTTAAGATCGGGATTCTTCCCAAAGACGTTGAACGTTGCGGAACCGTCAACTTCCCCCAAAGCAATCAACGCCCCGGGAAGGGAACCCGTTCCCCCGCCCCCGCCGCTTGGAACCATCGGGGAAGCAAAAGCCCGGAAGACCAACCAACCAAGGGCAAGACAAAGAAACAAGACAAGGGCAAACGGAACGGAACGCTTGATCTTTTTGACCATCGGATTGATTCCTTTTCTTCAAAGTGAACGGATCGGGGGCGGGTCAATCAAAACCGTAAAATGAAACGTTGACGATTGCCCCCGCGGTTTCTTCAATGAACTTGACAGATTCCAAATCCCCGATATACCAAAACGTTGTATTTCCCGGGACTTGAATTCCAACGGTTGCGGTTGGGTCCGTTCCATCATCCCGCCAACGGATCGGGCGGGACCCTTCAATTTGAACCAACGCAAGAACCGCTTTGGGCGGAACGGTCAAACCCGTTGCGGTTGCAAGGGATGTCAATTGTTGATAACCCTTCGGGTCAAGATTCAAGTCCGCGGTCCGGACTTGTCTTGCAGGGGTTGGCCCCGCGGCGGACAAAACCGCGGAAGCAATCGGGGCGGGTTGGGCGGTTGCTTGCGGTTGGGAACAACCGAAAGAAACAAGCAACAAGGAAAGAACAACCGCAACAAGAAGGGCGGTCAACGCGGAAGGGGGTTTTGATTTTGCAATCTTCATTCCCCAAGGGACCGCTTGCAAGCTTTGCCCCCGTTCATAGGAATCAAGTTGAACAACGTCTTCCGCCTTGCGTTCCCGGATTGTCCCTTCATCCGTACGGGATAGAATCGGAGCCCCCGCCAATTCTGCAAGTTCCGCTTCGGTCAATGGCATTGTCAAACCCTCCAATCAAGAAAAAGAAACGGTCCCCCTTCATTATAGGGGACCGGGCGGAATGATTGAAAGCGTCTTCCCTTTATAGGGGCTATAAAAAGGGATTGATCGGATTGCCATTTTCCGGGGGAAGAATATCCGGGCCCGGGTCTTCGGACGGATCGGGAAGCGGCGGGTCTTCATCGTCTTCCGATGTTTCATTTGTGAAGAAGATATATCCGCAATTCCGGCAACGTCTTCTTCTTCGGACCGTCTTTTTTGTTTGGCCTCGCCAAGTTGTTTCTTTTGTATAGGTATTGGTTGCGGGGCAATGTCGGCAACCGCAAGCTTTGCACTCAATAGACATCAACGGCCCCCCTTCCGCTTGTTTGCGTATATTTGGGAAAGCTTCCGCCGCGGGGCCCGGGTTGTTTTGGGCTTGGCTTTTCCATCGGATCGGATGCAAGCCCCTTGAAGGGAAGCAACAACGCAACAACCAACAAGACAGTCAAGCCAATCATTGTCCGGACGCCCTTCCCTTTCCTGCCAACAATCCTTGACAAGACCCCGGGCTTGAACCGTTTCCGGATATTCACTTTCGCAAACGTGATTCCCGAACATTGAATGAACTTCCGGCGGGGCTTTGAACAACGCAAAGCTTCCGGGGGCCCCAAGCGGGGAAGACAACCGGGAATGAAGAAACGTCTTGACGCGGTTGACATCCGCGGTCAAATGATATTGCCCCATTTGATCGGGCTTGAAGACCCAAGAAACTTCTTTCACTTCGGGATGAACTTGATCTTCAAAAAGCCAACCGCGGGTTCTTGTGAATTCTTCAAATTGCTTCCGGGTTGGGGGCATTGGTTGCCCATAATAGGGAAGCAATTCTTTCCGTCCGCTTTCCCGGATGAACCGCTTGATTGTTTCGGACGCTTTTCCCCAACGGGTATCAATCGCAATCTTCGGAATCCGTTCCGGGGTTTGATGTCCGTCTTCCCGGATGAAATCTTTTGAAAGAAGGTAATTTGTTCCTTGGGTCAACGCATGATATATCTTGGCTTCAAAGGGGGCTTGAATCTTTCCCTTGGAAGACTTGACCGCTTTGTTCCGTTGGTCCGGATATGCCTTGAAGAATTCCCGGGTCAACAATCCCCAAGATTGGGTTTGATGCTTGTGAAAGTATAGGGAATTGATTTCCGGGAAAGTCCCGTAATCAATGACATACCCGTTGAAGTTCCGTTCCGCCGCAAGAACCGCCCAAAACAAGATTTCATCTTGAATATCAATGAACCCCGCCAAGATGGAACAATCCGCGGGGATATGCCCCCTTTCAAGATCAACGGTTTTTTCGGAAAGTTGATCCGCGGTCAACATTGAAACAAGACCGTCTTCCCCGAAGCGGCGGGGCTTGTTTTGATATTCCGCAACAAAGGTCAACGGGTTCATGAACCGAAGATTCATTGAATGTTGTTGGGCGGAAAGTTCCGTTTTTCCGTTGAAGCGTTGTTCCCAAGAAACGTCAAACCCCTTGTCCATTTCCCGCCGGTTCTTTTTATAAAACTTGGTTGCAAGGCGGATGTCCTTGTATAAACGCAAAGATTGTTTCCGTTCTTCCCCGTATTGATTCCAAAGACGCCCCGCTTTGGAATCAAGGGAAATGTCATTGTCCGTTATTCCTTCGGGCCAACGGATAACCATTGAACAACGTTCCCCCCGCCATTCCGGCTTTTGGGTTTGGTCAAGGTATGTGTCGGAAACATCCCCTTCCCGGATAACGGTCATTGGCATAATTGCCGCAATCGTTTCCCCCGGACCGGCAAGACCGGCAACCGCCCCATCAATCAACCTTATTGTCTTTTCACAAGCGGCGGGGCTTTCGGCCCGTTGGTCTTTTTGAATATCGTCAAGAAGAACAACGTCCGGGCGGGGTTGTTCCAAAAGAATCGGATGAACTTCCGCTTCCCCGCGGATTGACCCTTCAATTCCGGCGGTTGTAATAATCGTTCCGGCAGAACGCGGAATGAAGCTTTGGAATTCTTCAAGGTATTGAAGAAAGTCCGGGGCGTTCTTCAAGTATGGTTCCGCGTCTTCTTCCGGAAGCAATAGGCAAGGATAACGCAAACTTTCAGAACCCCATTCAATATGGGTAGGTTCCCCAAGATACAATTGACCCTTTGCAAGTTGAAAGCGGTTTTCAAGACGCTTGAAGGGATACCCGATTTCCGGGAAGTCTTGTTGAAGAAGGGTTGACCGGAACCAATATGTCTTGATGAAGTCTAATGTCTGCAAAGCTTTGTTATGATGGGAACCGATGAAGAAGGGAAAGCGGCGGATTCCGTATGATGTTCCCCAAAGCATTGAAGCCCGGGCAAGGGCGGTCTTGCCCCCGCCGCGGGGCATTGCAAGGGCAAACATTCCCCCATCAATGAAGACGGTTTGAATTGTCTTGATGCAACGCTTTTGATCTTCGGACCATCCCAAATAGAAAACGGGGGAAAGATACGTTTCACAAAACCGTTGAAGATCATCTTTGCAAGCGTTCCGCCGCTTCCAATTTATTTCTTCAACGGGAAGCGGGGCAATGTCCCGGGCGGAAGCGGAAACCCGGGCTTTGTAAATGTTGGAACGTTCCCGCTTTTTCCAACCCGCTTCTTTGTCCGTCAATTCCTTGGGGCGTCCCGGGCTTGTCTTCAAGGGTTTCTTGGGCCGCGGTTTGGGTCCCGCTTTTTTCTTCTTCGTTTTCTTCTTCGTTTTCTTTTTTGAAGTCCCTGAAATCTTGACTTGTTTCTTCCCATCATTTGCCCTTTTCTTTTTGACGGTCTTCTTCTTGGGGGCCGCGGTCTTTTTCCGGGAAGAATTCCCTTTGCCCTTTCCGGCCCCGGACGCCCCCGCT